AACGCATCTAAATCATCAAGATCGTCATTAAGTTTTGTACCCCAAGTATCAGTAGATGCGCCTACTTCTGGTTTGGTTAAGTTTAAATTAGTTGTAAATGTATCTGCCATAAAAAAATTCCTTTAAGCTGCGTCTTGTTCGCCTAATTCATTCCAAGTAGTCGATGGGTTAGATTGCTCCTCCCATGTTGTACTTGTTTGTAAATCTGTCCATGATGTATCTGGATTCGCTTGGTTTGTCCAGGTATCGGCTATTATATCTTGTTCTGTCCATGTTTCATCAGGAACAATTATATCTTCCCATTTTAGACTACCAATAGCATTAAATCCACTTGTTTGTGCAATTACAGATGCACCTCTGTCTATCTGTCTACCGTCTGCATCAAAGCCACTTACACCAGCTAATGTAGCTGAAGCAGCAATAGTAAATCTACCAGTAGCTGTAAATCCTGATACAACTGCAATAGTTGCTAAAGCTTTATCTATTTGTGTACCTGTAGCAGTCATACTGCTTGTTGCAGCTATTGTTGATGCTCCTGGTATTAATTTAGTTGGTACTGCGGTTACACTAGATGTAGCTGCTATAGTTGCAGATCCTAAATCTATTTGTGTACCTACTGCTGTAAATCCAGATATACCTGTTATAGTTGCAGTACCTCTATCAATCTGTCTACCAATAGCTGTAGCACTAGATACTGCACTAATAACCGCTTGTCCACGGTCTATTTGTCTACCTACTGCTGTTGCAGAAGAAACTGCTGCTATGGTTGATGCACCAAGATTTATTTTATGACCAACTGAAGCAAATCCTGATGTTGCAGCAGATGTTGCTGCTCCTAAATTAATTTTATGCCCTACTGCATTGAAATCAGAAGTTTGTGCAGATGTTGCACTAGCTAGTTTTTGTACTGATGATTCAGCTGTAAAACCTGATGATGCTTGTATTGTTGCAGCACCAAAATGATAAACGGGAGTTCCATAGTTGGACTTCCCGTATGTATATAGACCATAGCCTACTGAGGCCATGATATTACGCTAATGTTATATCTAAATCTCCAGCATCAAATCTGAATACATCACCTGTGCTTACAGTTTTAGATGTTGTTAGGTTTGCGTAAGCTAAAAGATTACCAGCTGATGAAGCATCTAAAATACCAACTGCAACTACAGTTCCATAATCTGCTGTAGCTGTTGGATATTCAATAGCTGCTGAGTTTGTTGCTGTGGTAGGATCAGTACCAGATACGGTAAATGTACCAGTTTGTCTTGCATAAGCTCCGCCTGATACTTCTGTGCCACCGCCTGTATCTGTAGGTGCTACAGTATATAAAGCAACATATAATGTTGATGGTGCTGTATAAGCATTACCACCAAATACATGGTCTAATACTTTATCTTCTAAATAATCACTAAATCCAGCCATTTTATCTCCTAATTATTATTCCAATAATAAATGTTTTTACCAGACTTGCCATAAGTTCTTCTTCTTTGTATTAGAGAGCCTTTGCCAAATTCTGCTTTCTCTTGTTCTAACCTCATTTCTTCTAATGCTTTTTCAAATTGTGCTGTAAATAACGGCACTCTTTCATCTTCCATTAGATAGATAGAAGCGTGTTTTAAAGCACCATATAAGTAAGCATCTGGATACCCTGTGGATATAAAGTTCGTTGTATTAGAACTGCTTAAAGCATCAATAGTGCCATAGTATGTTAATTGTAGCGTATAACTTGTGTCAGGGGTAGGTACTAATTCTAATGAATTATCTACAATCGCATAATAAATAGGTTGACCAGTTACATTGTTATTAGCTTTTCTATATACATCTAATGACTCAATAGATTGTTGAAACAATGGTCTAAAATCGTTTGATGTAATTTCTATATTAATAGCTTCTAACCAATCTGTTGGTAATGACATATATTGTGCATCTGCTGTAGCAGTTGCCCGTTTAATCATATCCTTAGTTCTTAATCTTCTATTGAACTCTGCTTCTGTTGCATCAATAAAAAAGTCTAATTGGTCTGTTAAATCTGACCTGTTTAAGAAATTTGCAATATTAGTTTTTAATTCATCGTATGTCATACTTTACCTTTCCATGTTCTAAAGGGTTTATTATCAGAATGGTTTAACCATTTCTTCCATTGTGCAGAATCTTTAGCCCAACCTTCTCTTAAAGCTTGTTGATATATTACCATGGGTACTTCTGCTACATGACGAAAATCTTTACCTGGTGCATTTTCAGATAAGTGTTTTACATAGTCTAGTGTTGGTTGTATGTTCTGTTTTGTCTGATAAACAACCTTATCATCTTCAGTTGCAAAAATAGATTGCAAGCCTGTTTTATGATCTATTAATGTAGTTTTTGCCATGTAGGAATTTTAGCACAAAAAAAAGGGAAGCCGAAACTTCCCTTAAAGCTTATTTAACTAAACTTATGATGTTGTTAAGTCTGCAACCACACCATGAGCAGCTTCATTGGATACTTCCAATCCATATTCCACCACAATCATCTTGGTTTCAGCATCACCAATAGTAGCAATATCAACAGTTTTGAAATCTCTGAGATATGATACTTTAGCAAATTCTGGGTCTACCAACAGTAATGATCTTTCTCTTGATCTGTTTGATGGAACGATTTTTAGTTCACCAAAGTCAGATGAGTAGATTGATACTGAAGCTTCAACAGTATTAGCATCGATCATTTGTCTAGCTTGTGTTCTACCTGTGAAACCAGAAATAACTTGTTTGTTATGTGGTCCACAAATTGCCATTGATGGCTCGCCACCATTTGTAAAAGCAAGTTGTAAAACATCTTTTAGTAGAGTTTCAGTTAAAGCTCTTTGAGTTCCGTCTGTTGGAGCAGCACCGCCACCAGTAGAAGCACCTGAAGTACCTCTTGAATCGTTAGATGTAATCCATGATTCAAAACCACCAGTTACCCTAGCTGTTGTAGCGTCACCAGTTGTTTTAGCACCATTTTTACATAGAGCTTCTTCCATGTCTCTTTTAAGAGCTTTAGCCATAATAGCTAGTTGGTGAGCCATTTCTGACCTTTTACCAGCTGGGTCTGAAGCATCTTGTGAGCCAGTTACAGTTGCATCTCTTGATGAGATCATAGCAACATTACTTACTCTTGTTGTAGCAGTAGCAGCTGATCTTGAAAGCTCAAAACCCTCTAACTGACCACTAGCACTTGGAGTAGGCAATGATTCTGTTTGCCAATCAAATACTACGTTTTTAATATTTCTTTTGCCGATTGATGACATAAACGGAGTTTGCATTGGAGAGATGTTGTAAATAATATTACTTAAATCTTCTCTGTCAGCAGTAGCTGTATATGTATCAAAGGCGTTTGTTACTTTAGCCATTTTTTATCCTTTAAATTAATTGTTCAAATACTTTAGCCGCATCCTGAATTTTTCCAGTTTTGGCCAACCTTTGTTTTGCTTTCTTCACAGGTGCTGCCGTTTTTGGTCGGTTAGTAGTTCCAGGTCTAGCAACTCTTGCTGGTGCTTTTTGTGTTGGTTTTTTCTTTGTGGCTTCAACTGTTTTAGAGTTTAACCAAGCATTTCTTAAACCAAGCAAAGCACGATAATCATAAACCTGTTGAATTTCCTCAGGTGTATAACCTAAAGTATTCACGGCATATTCGCTAATAGCCAACTTTTCTTTTGCGGCAACCTCAGGGTTTTGCCACTCAGGGATAATTTCAAGAAGCTTTTGATTGCCATATTCAACATATTGTTTAAGTTGTTCTTGCTGTTTAACAAAGGCATCATGTTGAAGTCTTTGTTGCTCAGCTGCTACAGCATTAAGCTTTTCTTTCTTTTCATCCCAAAGTTGTTTTTCGCGAACATAACCAACAGGATCATCTTCATACAAAGCGTTCCAATCTGGTTCGTTAGCCAGTTCGCCCTTTAATTGGGCTTCCATCTTCGGTAACAACTGCGAATAAATCGCATCTCTTTGCGCTAACTCTGCTTGCTGCTGCTCAATAGTCTTACGCTGTTGGGCGAGTTCTTGAGTTTTACGCGTATAATCTTGCTGACGAGAATATCCGTTGATAAGTTCATCTTGCGTCACCTCAACTTCTTGACCATCTACTTTTACTGTAAATGTCTGAGGTTGCAAGGCTTCCTCTTCAACATCGGTTTGTTCTTCATCTAATTCTTCATCCTCTTCGTCAAACTCTTCATCATCTTCTACATCTTCTTCAAGATATTCAGATGGTTCAAGTTCTTCTTCAAGGACTTCTTCTTCAACTACTTCTTCTGTTTCTGTGACTGCAT